AAGGTGAGGAACCTTCAGTTGCGGTCATGCAAGATTCCATCATGGCAATGAATCAAATGATTCAGTCATGGGATACTGAACGACTATCAGTTTTTAGTACGCAAGACCAAGTGTTCACTTGGCCTGCTTACACTATGTCGCGCACGATTGGTCCTACAGGTGATTTTGTTGGTAATCGCCCCATAGAAGTCGACGACGCCACTTATTTTAAAGATCCGTCGTCAGGGCTGTCGTTTGGCATCAAAATTATTAATCAACAACAGTATGACGGTATTGCATTTAAAACCGTGACGTCTACATATCCGCAAGTTATGTGGATTAACAATACGTTTCCTGACATGGAAATTACTGTGTATCCCGTGCCTATTAAAGCGTTAGAGTGGCACATTATTTCTGTAGAAACACTAACGGAAGTATCAAGTGTTGCTACAGATATGTACTTTCCTCCAGGCTATCTTCGTGCGTTTCGTTACAACTTAGCTTGCGAACTAGCACCTGAGTTTGGTGTCGAACCGTCGCCGCAAGTGCAGCGTATTGCTATGTCAAGCAAGCGCAACATCAAGCGTATCAACTTTCCTGGCGATCTTATGGCGATACCTTACCCGATTGTTGCAACGCGTCAACGCTATAACATCTACGCCAATAACTTCTAATGAAAACGCCGATTCTTGGCTCGACTTACGTTGCCCGTTCCGTCAACGCAGCCGATGCGAGGATGGTCAATTTATTTCCAGAAGTTGTGCCTGAAGGTGGTAAAGAACCTGCTTTTCTTCAGCGCTGCCCAGGGCTTTTAAACTTAGCGACAATTGGTAGCGGGCCTATTAGAGGGCTATGGACTTTTTCTTCTGACAACACTGTCGCGTTTGTAGTGTCCGGCGCTGAACTATATAAGATAGACACAGACTATACCGCGACACTACTTGGTGCTATTCCAGGCACAGGCCCAGTTAGTATTGCAGATAACGGCACTCAACTGTTTATAGCTGCCAACGGCCCAAGCTACATATACAACAACTCAACAAATACGTTTCAACAGATTACAGACACAGATTTTCCAGGTGCGGTGACGGTTGGCTACATCGACGGCTACTTCGTTTTTAATGAGCCAAATAGCCAACGAATTTGGGTTACGCAACTGCTTGATGGCACAAGTATTGATCCGCTTGATTTTGCTAGTGCAGAAGGCTCTCCTGATGGTGTAGTCGGCTTGATTGTTGACCACCGCGAAGTTTGGGTTTATGGGACGGGCACGGTAGAGGTTTGGTATGACGCAGGTACGCCAGATTTCCCCCTTCAGCGCATACAAGGTGCGTTTAACGAAATTGGTTGCATTTCAGCGTACACAATCGCTAAGATGGATAACGGTTTGTTTTGGCTCGGCGCTGATGCTAGAGGTCAAGGTATTGTGTACCGCGCTAATGGCTATACCGGTCAACGCATCAGCACACACGCAGTTGAATGGCAAATTCAGCAGTATGGCAATTTAACTGACGCGCTTGCGTACACTTATCAGCAAGACGGCCACAGTTTTTACGTGCTTATTTTCCCTAGCGCCAACACAACATGGGTCTATGACGTAGCGACTGGCGCATGGCACGAGCGAGCTGGCTGGGACAATGGATCGTTTACGCGTCACCGTAGCAATTGCCAAATGGCGTTTAACAATAAAATTATTGTAGGCGACTACGAAAACGGCAACATTTACGCGTTTGATCTTGACACTTATGCCGATAATGGGCAGACACAAAAATGGTTACGTTCGTGGCGAGCGTTGCCAACGGGTCAAAATAACCTTAAACGTACCGCGCAGCACGCCATGCAAATTGACATGGAGTCAGGTGTAGGTCTAAACGGTCGTTTTGTTGATGAAACGCAATACTTAATTACGGAAAGCGGCGACTATCTAATAACCGAATCAGATGATTATCTAATTACGGAACAGTTTAGCACCGTTACAGTCGGCGCTAACCCGCAAATTATGCTTCGCTGGTCTGATGATGGGGGCCACACATGGTCTAACTACCGTACTACGTCAGTAGGGAAGATAGGCGAATATTACTATCGCGTATGGTTTCGTCGCTTAGGCATGACAATGAAGTTGCGTGATCGCGTGTATGAGTTGTCGATGACCGACCCAGTAAAAACAGCAATTATGGGTGCGGAACTTCTTATGTCGCCGACCAATGCCTAATGTCACTAACATACCCGCTCCACGCGTTAGCTTTATTGACGAGCGAACTGGGTTAATTTCGCGTGAGTGGTATCGATTTTTCTTAAATCTATTTACTTTAGTAGGACAAGGCAACAACGCAACAACGTTAGATGACCTTCAATCGGGGCCACCTACACACAATGTTAATGTATTGGTGTCTAATAATCCTGTTGACGTTGGGCCTCCGGTCATACCTTTTGGTGATAATGTTGTAACAAAAAACGGCACCCAGACAATTTCTGGTGCTAAGACGTTCACAAACAGCAACAACCAATTTAATGGCGCAAAGTACGCTACACCTAATGCTTATTTTGTTGAGGCCAGTTCCTACGCAACGATTGGCGGCACTAACGGCGTTGTCTTAGCTACCGGCGCAACGTCGCCAGGAACATCTGTTTTTCTAGGGGACGCTACAACGTTCCGTCCGACGGTCGATAACACGCGGTCTTTAGGCACTGGCACGTATAGGTATACAGTAGTTTACGCAACCACAGGTACAATAAACACATCAGATGGCGCACAAAAACAGCAGATAAGATCTTTGTCCGACGCTGAACAGCGTGTCGCGCACAGCGTCAAAAAACTTATCAAAGCGTTTAAGTGGACTGACGCTGTAGCGTCAAAAGGTGAAGACGCTCGGATTCATTTTGGCGTTATTGCTCAAGATGTTCAAGAAGCATTTGCCGCCGAGGGTTTAGATGCGTCAAAATATGGTTTATTTTGCAGCGACACATGGGTAACATCCGACGGATCATCTCAAACACGTTTAGGTGTGCGCTACAGCGAATTACTGGCTTTTGTTATCGCCGCACTGTAAGGAATAACATGACAACTTATTTATCCCCTAGCCCAAAACTTCAGTTTTTTGCTTCGGATGGTTCTTTGCTTGTTGGCGGCAAACTTTACACGTACGCAGCCGGAACAACAACGCCCTTAGCTACTTACACTGATTCGACGGGTACAACATTTAACACAAACCCCATCATTCTAAGTGTGCGCGGCGAAGCCAACGTTTGGCTAGGGACGCAGCAATATAAGTTTATTTTAAAAGACAGCAACGACGTTACGCTTTGGACTGTTGATAACATAGCCACTACGCAAGGTTTAGTTGAGGCGTTACAAACTTCGCTGTCTGCTGCGTCTGGGTCGTCGTTGATTGGTTACACACCATCCGGTACGGGCGCGGTTACAACGACAGTTCAAGCCAAACTTCGTCAAGTTGTATCAGTTAAAGATTTTGGTGCGGTAGGTAACGGCGTTGCTAATGATACAACCGCTATCCAGCAAGCGATTAATTACGTATCTTCAATCGGTGGGGGCGCGGTTAACTTTCCTACCGGCACGTATAAAATTTCAACTAAACTGTCTATCACCGCTAATTCTGTTTTTCTAACTGGCGAAGGCAGGCAGTCAAGCGTCATCGCGCCTGCGGCTATGGCGGATGATTTTATTCTATTCAACGGCTGCTCACAGGGCGGCGTTAATAATTTAGGCATCATACCGTCTGCCGCGCAAACAGGATCAACCGCTGGTATTCGCATCAAAAACTGTCATAACGTCGTTGTCGATCAGTTTTTGCTTTACGGAAACACGCGAAACGGCATCATTGTCGAAGGCGGCGCGTCGTCCTATTTATGCACCATCTCTAACTTTGAGATTAGCACTTGCGCTTTGTCTGGTATTGAGGTCGGCGCTGGGGCGTTAGCGCAGGGCGTATGGATTCTTGATGGCATCGTAGCGAGTTGCTATGACGGCATTTTGTTAACTTACGCAAGCGGCGTTTACATTAACACCGTAGATATTATTTCGTCAGGTAACTCAGCTTTGGCAACTTATCCAGTTACAGGCCAATATGTTACTGCTGTTTTTGCAGAAGGTATCACGGCAGATACTTCAGTTGGGCATGGCATCGCGCTGATTGACAACGGTGGTAAGACAACCGATGTGAACCTAGTGAATTGCTGGTCTGCGACAAATGGTCTTAGCGGCCTTCGTTGTGCGGCTAACACAGATGGTGTGCTTGTCAGCGGGTGTAGGTTCATCAATAACGATCAGCGCGGTATCTTGATTGAAAACGGCAAGAACTACACCATCAGCGGCTGTCAAATTGGCATGAACTCAATTGATGGATCTGCGTCATACGATGGTATTGCTATCGGCGCAGGCGTTACCCATGTCACGATTGAGAACTGTTTTTCTGGTGGGCCTTTGGGGAGAATTGGGACACTTACATCAAACTTTCAAAGATATGGTGTTTGGATTGGCGCAGGTGCAGATTATCTTGTCATATCTGGTAATGACCTAACGGGTAACGTTACAGGTGCTTTGCTTAACAATAGCACTGCATCAAACATCTTTATCTCAGAAAACCTTGGTGATAGTAGAAAGACCACATCGAACATTGAGACGGTTACGACAAATGCCAGCGGCATCGGAACGATCACGCATAACCTCGGAACCACACCAAGCGCAGTTTGTGTTACTGCCGCTGATACTGCTAGAAGCTTAATGGTCGGTTTGTACAATGTTGGATCGACAACATTTTCGTTTTACACTCGCATCGTCGAAGCAGGAAACCCAGCCAATGGGCAAGTTCTTGCTAGTGGCCCTATTACTGTTTCTTGGATCGCAACCAAAACCTAAGGTGTAAAAATGACTGTAACTGCAAAAGTTTTGGCTGAAGGTCAAGTAATTCCTAGTACAAACACTACGGTGTACACCGCGCCTGCGTACGTGACAACGATCATCGACAAATTGACAACAGCTAACTATGATGTTGTAGCTCGTCAAATTACGATTAATATTGTGGCATCTGGTAATTCTGTGGGAAACGCTTACTACATAGGCACACAGACATTAGGTGCTGGCGAAACATACACTTGGCCTGAAGTAGTGGGGCAGATACTTAGCACGGGCGACTATGTGGTTGCTGCGGCTAGCAACAATACCGGCGTTAACTTACGCATGAGTGGGCGCGAGATAACGTGAGTAATTTAAGTGTACATTCTGAATTGATGCAACAAAAAGTAGGCGCGTTGCAAGCCGAACTTCTTAAATTGCCTCAATACCAACCGGATACAAAACATTATTTTCACGGAGGAATGTACTGCCGTGAAGTATTTCGTCATGCCGGTGTTTTAGTTGTAGGCGCTGTTCATAAAAAAGAACACTTTTATTTAATTGTTTATGGTACGGTTGCGATTACAGATGGCGACGGAAATGTCCAAGAAATATCAGGCCCACATTTGTTTGAGAGTAAACCTGGCACTAAGCGTGCGGTGCTAGCGTTGACGGATACTTTGTGCATGACTTTTCATGCAGTAAAAGCGACAACTGTTGATGATGCAGAGGCTGAACTTGTAGAATCAGAACCGGCAAGTATGTACGCACCGGGTAATCTTATTCGACATAATGTACAAGAGGTGCTGACATGACATTTTGGGTAGCAGGCGCGGTTGTAACAAGTGCCGCAATAGGATCGCAAGCCGCTAAAAGCGCTGCTAAAACACAAACCGCCGCAGCTAACCGCGCTGCGGACTTGCAACAGCAGCAGTTTGAGCGCCAAGTTGAACTGCAAGAGCCTTGGCGTCAAGCGGGCATTACGGCGCTTAACAAGCTCACGCCGTTGGCGACTGAATATACGCCGTTTGGCATGGATCAGTTTCAGCAAGACCCAGGCTACGCTTTTCGTATGAGCGAGGGTATGAAAGCCTTAGAGCGCTCGGCAGCAGCGCGTGGAGGCTTGTTGTCAGGCGGTATGCTCAAAGGAGCACAGCGTTACGGTCAAGATTTGGCTTCGCAAGAGTACATGAACGCGTTTAATCGTTACCAAGCCGAGCGTAATGCGCGTTTGAATCCCTTACAATCCTTGGCAGGCATAGGCCAGACGGCAACGAACCAACTAGGTCAGGCGGGGCAAACAATGGCGAGCAACGTAGGTCAAGCGTTAGGTGCAGCCGCACAAGCAAGAGCGTCTGGGTACGTTGGCGGCGCTAACGCGTTGTCGCAAGGTCTTGGAACGTACTTGAACTATCAGCAAGGCCAAAATTATTTAAATGCTCGCTTTCCACAGCAGTTTGGTGCGCCTATTACTGCCTATGGTAGCAACGCAGGATACTCAGCACCTTCATATGGGCCACCAATGAACCCTGATTATTCTGGTGGTGCAACTTATACTTAATTACAAGTAAGGTCTTAAATCATGGCTCTTGTTGATCCAAACATTGCGCTGTCGTTTAAAGGTATCCAACTACAAGACCCGTTGGAGCAGTATGGCCGTGTTGCGGCGATTGAACAAGCGCGTAATCAAAATGCTTTGGCGCAGTATCAACTTGGTGCCGCGCAACGTACTGAGCAACGCGAGATAGCGCGAATGAACGAGCTTGCTCAAGCAGGAAGCGATGAAAGCAAAATTGCAAACGCGCTTCTAAGGGCAGGTGACATAAAAGGATACATGGACTTTCAAAAGTCACTTAGCGAACGCCAAACGCAAGAACTTACGCGTCGAAAAACACTTGGTGAAATTAGCCTTCAACCGGGGCAAAAAGCAAAGCAGGAACAAGAGTTAGCTGACGCTAAACTTAAACAAGCCCGTCAATTTCTTGACACAATAGATCCTGCTGACCCTAAAGCACCAGAGAAATACATGGCATGGCATGAAGCTAATCATGCTGATCCCGTGCTTGGCCCTTTATTAGCCTCACGAGGCGTAACCGCAGAACAATCTCGCGCACAAATACAAAATGCCATTGCACAAGGACCGGGGGCGTTTGCAGATCTTTTAAATAGATCAAAATTAGGTACTGAACGGTTTATGGAGTTAAATAAACCTACCGTTACCTCTCAAAATCTTGGCGGTACTACGCGTCTTGTACAAACACCAGGACTTGGGGGTGCGGCAACCGTTGTGTCTGGTAGTACCGCAACAGTTACGCCAACACAAGCTCAATTGATGGCTGACGCAAGAGATCGCGAACGCATAGCAAATGAAAATAAACGCATCCAACAAGACGCACAACGTTTGTCTCTTGAAGATCGTCGCGTAGTGATGGCTGAACAGCAAGCAAAGCAACAAGCTGATCCTGAGTTCCAACGACGTATGGAAGAAGCTAAGACAGTAGGTCGCAAAGCGGCTGAAGGCGATGTTGCCGCACGTCAAGCACTACCTAAAATTATCAATCGCGCTGAAGAAGGTTTGCGTTTGATTGATGAATTGGTTGGTAAACGAGATTCCAAAGGTAACTTAATTGGAGATTCTAAGCCTCACCCCGGTTTCAGTGGCGCTGTGGGTGCAACTTGGGTGCCTGGATTACGTTTTGTGCCTGGCACAAATGAAGCTAGTTTTATGGCGCGGTTTGATCAAATCAAAGGTGCGTCATTTCTTGAGGCGTTTGAGTCCCTTAAAGGCGGCGGTCAAATTACAGAAAAAGAAGGCGCAAAGGGTACGGAAGCTATCAATCGCATGTCAATTGCTCAAAGTGAAAAAGAATTTATTGCTGCCGCCCGTGATTTGCAAGAAATTATCAGAAAAGGTGTAGCGACTGCTCAACGTAAAGTACAAACGTCGCCCTCACCTACATCAGGTACTCGTGGCGAGCAAGCTGACCCATTAGGTATCCGATAATGGCTACGATTGCAGAAATCCGCGCTCAATATCCGCAATACTCGGATATGTCTGATACAGCGCTTGCAGACGCGCTGTATAAAAAGTTCTACTCAGACCTTCCCCGAGCCGATTTTGACGCTAAGATTGGACTACAGGTGCCGCGCAGCGAAGGTATGCCCACGGCACCTCGCCAAGAGTTGACCACAGGGCAGCGTATGTACCAAAGTATTAGACCTTACGTTGCACCAACAATTGAGGCGTTAGGGTCCGCAGGCGGTGCTTTATTAGGGGCGCCGCTTGGTCCCGCCGGTGTTGTAGGTGGTGCCGGTTTAGGTTATGGTCTTGCTAAAGAAGCGCTTGAGTTAGGCGACGTCTATCTAGGCGGCAAAGAACCACGTAAAGGCGCAGCAATTGCAATAGAGCCTACTAAAAATGTCCTTGAAGGTGCAACTTATGAGTCAGGCGGGCGCGTTGTTGCGCCTTTGCTTGGTAAAGCTATTGGTAAAGCTGCTGACCTTAAAAACATACCTCAAAACAAAGCCGCTGAAATTGCAAGAAACGCGCTTGGCCCCGATTTACCTGAAGTTATCAACGCGCTTAAGGCGGCGCAGGGTCAAAATGTTAGTGCAGCCCAAGCTACTGCGGCTATAAATAGTCCTACTTGGCAAGCGTTAATTGATCGTGCGACAGCAAGAGACCCTCGTTTCTTAAGAGCGCTTGAGCAATCGCAAGGCGAAACGTCATTGAACGCGCTATCGCGTCTTGTTGGCGGCACAACTGCTACGGACGTTCGCGCTACGACGGATACTATGAAGCAGACGTTGCGCGACATTACATCGCCAGCACGTCAGGCCGCGTTAAACCGCGCTAATCTCGGTCAGCAAGTCGCGCAGTATGAGGCTGAGGCTGGTAAGTTAAGTGCCGAAGCAGCAGCAAAAGTGCAAGACGTACGACGGCTAATTAACGCAGGTAATTTGGCTGAAGCGTCTGCTCGGCTTGACCTCATCAAGCGCAACTTACCTGTGGGGCTGACTAAGTACACCTACAAAGGCGACTTAGCTCGTATGGCTGATGAGTGGGCGTCAAAGGCGGCGGAGGCGTCGCTTGATCTAGGTCAAGGCGCAAGGTTTGCTCAGTCTGCGGCAGACAGTTTACGAGAGGCAGGTATTAAACCGCTCAAAGGCGATGAGATCGTAAGCCAGATTCGAGGCGTATTGAACAACCCTGAATTCGCAGGCAATGATTTGCTTAGTGGTGCGGCTAAGAACATAGCAAACGATATTGCTCAGTGGACCAAAAATGGCGGCATCATTGACGCAAGAGCATTAGATGCCATTCGTAAGAACTCCATTAACGCAACCGTACAGCAGCTACGCCCAGGCGTCGACGCTACAACGCAGCGTAATTTGGCCGCTAAAGTAACGTCGGAAATAAAACCAACGCTTATTAACGCCATCGAAGCAGCAGGCGGTAAAGGTTATCGTGAGTACCTTGATGAGTTTTCCAAAGGTATGCAAAAGATTGCTGAAACCAAGCTGACCGGTGAAGCAGTTAGGCTATGGAAGACCGACAAAGACGCGTTTGTACGTCTGGTGCAAAACGAATCGCCTGACGTCGTTGAAAAGTTTCTTGGACCAGGCAACTACAACATCGCCACAGAATTAAGCGAAAATGTAATATCCACGTTGCAATCTGAAGCGAAAAAACATCTTGCAAACTTATCGGTCAAAGGTCAAGTAAGCGCAGGGCAAGACGCGCTGAAGCAACTTTTGCTAGATAACACATCGAAGCTGCGTATACCTTCATACTTAAGTGCTGTGGCGACAACTACAAATAAAGCGTTAAATATCTTAGAAAATAAGATTGGCGCAAAAACTATGGGTGTTTTGACAGAGGCTTTAAAAACGCCTGGCGGCGCTGCGAATCTGTTAGAACGACTACCCGTAGAAGAACGCAACCGCGTTGTAAAACTTCTTAGCGATCCATCATCGCTTAAAAGCAAAGCAGCGCAACGTGCAGCGGAGTTTATGAGAAGCGCCACCTCTACAACGGCTATTAATGCGCTAGCATCGGAACCTAGCGAAAATGCACTCATCGATTGATAAATAAGGGTCATCATGGAGCACGATGTGGATACGCGTTTGACTGTCCATGAGGCAGTTTGTGCAGAGCGGTACAAGTCGATTGAGCAGTCGTTCACACGCGTTGAAGAACGCTTCGACGATGGCTCGGCTAAGATGAAACGTTTAGAGTACCTTATGTACGCCGTTATGGTCGCTGTGCTCCTTGGGCCTGGCGCTGCTGCAATTTTTTTTAAGAAGCTATTAGGTGTTTAAACTAGGTAAAAGGTCTATCGAGCGTCTGCAAGGCGTTCATCCTGATCTCGTGCGCGTTGTTGAACGTGCGATTGATTTGACAACGGTAGACTTCACCGTCCTTGAGGGCTTGCGCTCACCCGAGCGTCAACAGACTTTAGTAGCATCCGGTGCTAGCCAAACACTTAATAGCCGCCACATCACAGGCCACGCCGTCGATCTAGGTGCGTGGGTAGACAATCAAGTCGATTGGTCTTGGCCGCTGTACACCAAGATCGCCAACGCCATGAAAGCCGCCGCTAATGAGTTAGGCGTCGCTATTGTGTGGGGTGGCGATTGGCGCACGTTCAAGGACGGCCCGCACTTTGAGCTAGACCGCAGGTACTATCCGTAATGGACCCGTTAACGATCCTTGCTGCGTTCGGTCCACTGGCAGTCGATCTCGGCAAGTCCTTGATCGGTCGGTTTATACAGACAGACGGTTACAAACCAACCAACATCGCCGAGTACGTGCGGATGCGCGAGTTAGACCTTAATATGTTCAAGGCGATGAACGACGCAGGTGGTGCTAACCCGTCCTATCCTTGGGTCGAGGCGATTGTGCGGCTTATGCGCCCAGGCGTTGCGCTTATTGTGCTAGTGACTTGGGCGACGTTAAAACTCAACGGTCAGTCATCAGAGTCTGTTGATAACTTCGCAGCCGCCGTAGGGTTTTATCTCTTTGGCGACCGGACGCTGTTCTACTCAAAGAAACGCTAAAGCGCCCTTGCTTCTCTCAGCAACTCCATCCGCTCGCGTGCCGTACGTAGCGCCGTGTAGCGCTGGTGCAGCCGCTCTAGTATCGAGATGCGCTTGGCACCTGCGCGTTCCTCATTAAGCAAACTCAACACCTGATCCTCGGTCATAAGCGCCAGTTCTTTGTTGAGTTTTCGCCAGTTCATACTCAATTTTGTTCTCCAGTTCGGTAATCTGCTTTTGTATGCGCTCTAGCGCACGGTATTGCTGCCGCAACATCTTCTCGTGCTGATGCTGCTCGGCCTTAGCGGCTTTAAGTTTAGTCTGCCATAAACTAAGTCGGGAGGTCATAGCGGTCCTTAATCACTCGCATGATGTCTTTAGGCGTCATGTTGGGTATGGCGGCGATCAGTATGCAATCCATCGCCACCTTTTGCGCGAACTGGCGCATCTCCTTGACGGTCATTACGGCAATCGGCAACTGCTCGGTAGCGGCGTTGCGGATCATGCCAATCAATTCGTCGTCGCTAATCATAACGAGAAGGGGTTGTGCCAAGAGATTTTCTTATTGCGCGTGGGTGGCGTGATCTCGGTCGCGGTGTAGCCGTAGGCCCAACCGGATCGTTTTGATACAGCTGACTGCCGTTTAACGCGTTTGCGTATGATCTTGCCTTCATCCAGCAAAGGCCACAGTGAGTTGTGGATCGACTTCGCGGACATATTCAGTTTTTTGGCTAGCTCAAGCGCCGTGATGGGTGTGGAGCGCTGTTGCATGTACTTAAGACACGCTTGTTTCCGATCAACGGCTGATTCTTTTCTCAGTCGCACTATACCTATAGCCATGTGCTTTTCTCCAATAAAATTTGTTTGATGTGCGCGGGCACCTTGGGTAATGGCGCCCAGGCCACCGCCCAATCGTCCCAAGTCCCAATGACGCAGACGCCACTAGGGTTTAGCAGTAGCATCTTCACGCCAAGCGGCGGCTCCTGATCTTCAGCGGTGCGCCAAAAAGCCTCGCCAGATAAATAGGACGTGGCTTTTTGAAACATGTTGTGATCGCCACTCATTGATTCTTCCCCTTTAGCTTGGCTTCAACCGCCGCAACAACATCTCCAGTCTTCCAACATTCATAAACTTCATCTCCCGTCAGCCCAACCCATTGCTTAGCCGGTTTGCTTGAAATACAAGTAACTGTATAAAGTTTGCCGCACTGACAACCCCAAGCTACAGGCCCGTCTGCTGGTGTCTTTGCGTTTTTGTTTTCGATCATTTCAGTGCCTCCATAGCAATGTCGCTTAGTTTGCGTTTGTCGTGCAGCGCGGTCCATATGCGCTCATCGACGGTATCTTTAGTCATCATGGCGTAGACCCACACGTCGCGCTGCTGTCCTGAGCGGTGCAAACGTCCGACAGTTTGTTCAAAAAGCTCAAGTGACCACGGCAGGGACAGAAACACCATGTGGCACCCTCCGAACTGCAAGTTAAGGCCGTGACCGGCTGATTTTGGATGCACCGCCAAAAGCGAAACGTTGCCAGCGTTCCATCGTCTAATGGCGTCAGGGTCGTCCAGACAGGTAAGACTTTTGTATCGTCGTTTGAGTTCATCAAGCTCCTCTCTGTATTGGTAAACAAGGATCGTGTTAGCGCGTTGATTTTCAGCAAGCAGATCATCTAACGCGTCAAACTTGTGCGGGCTAAACCAGACAGGCTCAGGCGAGTAAACAAACCCTGACGACATCTGCTGTAACTTCTGCGTGACAACCGCAGCGTTTTGAGCGATAGCCTGAACGTCGGGGAACTGCACCACGAAGTCACGCTTCATCGCCTCGTACGGCTCACGGTCGTTCAATTGCACGTCTATTTGCACCACATGACAGGGGGGCAGCTTGTCCTTGTATTCGCCTGGCTCTAATACGAAAGTAGCAGGTTTGATGCGCTGCATGACGCGCTCTAGTGCGCCAGGTAGTGGTGTCCAATCGTCAAACCCAGCGTAAGTATTAAGACTAAAGTATTGCTGCATGAACGCACCCTTGGAGCGTCCGAGCAACTTTTGATCGATGATCTTGCATTGACCGAAGACGTCCTCAAGACCGTTGCTTGTGAATGAGCCGGTCAGACCCCAACGGATGTTGAACTGATCAATGACCTTGTGCAGCGCTTTGAATCGTGCGCCGCTGGGGTTCTTAAGTTTGGTTAGCTCATCGAACACGATGCCATCAAAACTGCTCAAGTCTTGCTCGGCGAGCCATTGGATGTTGTCGTAGTTGATCACAACGATCTTGGCGTCGCTCTCTAGCGCCTGCTTGCGCTGCGCGGGGGTGCCCACGGCCACGGCAACGGTATGATACTCGGCCCACTTAGGTGCCTCGATGGGCCAGACGTCGGTACAGACGCGCTTAGGCGCAAGCACTAAGAACGACCGCACGACGCCATCAAAGATCATATCGCTCATGGCGGTGAGCGTGATCGCAGTCTTGCCCGCACCTACAGGCGCAAGCACCATCGCACGATCACGCTCGTACAAGAAGTCAGCGGCCTGCTCTTGGTACGGTCTAAGTTTTAACCCACGCATCAACATCTTCCTTACTCCATAAACAAGCGTACCGTTGCCCTAGCCGTGCCATGTCGTCAGCAAACACCTTCTGTAGCGGCGACAGACGGCCACCAGGCGCCTTAAGTTCAATGAACCACACCACACCATCCGGCAGCACGACGATGCGGTCTGCAACGCCACGGTGGGCAGGGCTTACAAACTTGTAGGCAATACCGCCCATCGCTTTGACGCGCTTAACGAGATACGCTTCAATGTGTTTTTCCATACCTGCATCATAGCCTGTCAAAAACTATTTGACAAGTTTATTAGATGTGCTACAGTGAAGTCTCAATCAACTAAAGGACAGTCAAATGGATTCAGATCAACAAACTATCATTAACGCTAAAGATCACGACTCAATCGTTGTCAGCCTTTTTGAACGCAAAGTGTGGTTGTCAACTCATAAACCGTCGGCATACGTAGCCACTTGCTTAACGAAAGAGCAAGCAATCAGCCTGTGCAACGCAATCAAGGGCATGTTGGAGGTGCTTGATGAATCACTCTAATATCGTCGGCGGGTCGACCGCCAAACGTGTGATCAACTGCCCTGGGTCGGTAGCGCTTGTGCAGCAAATGCCACCGCAGGTCGAGAGCAAGTACGCAGCAGAGGGTACGCTCTTGCACGCGTGCATGGAAGACCTACTCGGCGCGTCAACGCTGCCCGAGGTTGCCGCCAAGCACAATCTGACCGATGAGCAGATCGAGAAGCTTACCTTTTGCGTGCAGGCGCTTGAAGCAATTGATCCTGATCAGTCGATGGAGTTCGCGCAAGAGGTGCAGGTCGAGTTTGAAGGCGTCAAAGGTCTTGAGGGCGTCTTTGGTAACGTCGATCTGATCGGGCGTATCGGTCGCACAGCCGTGGTCCTTGATTGGAAGTTTGGCGATGGCGTGATCGTTGACGCTGAGGAAAACTACCAAGGCCTTTTCTACGCTGCCGCTGCGATGGCAACGAACAAGCTCTCATGGGTGTTTTATTTCGCAGATGAGATCGAGATTATCATCGTACAGCCGCCTGCCGTGCGGCGTTGGGTGACGACGTTTGAGCGCGTGCAGCAGTTTGTAGCCGAACTACAGACGGCGGTCACGCTCGCTAGCAAACCCAACGCACCGCTTGAGATCGGCGATTGGTGCCGCTGGTGTACCGGCAAGCCTGTGTGTCCTAAGATGACCGGCGAGATCGATCGCGTGGTGCATCTGAAGCTAGAGGCACTTGCGCCTGATCAATTAGCGTCGGCACTTGAGATGGCTGATAAGCTAGAGTCCTTCATCGCAGAGGCTCGCAAGCTGGCGTATAACCGGCTTGAGAAAAACATGTCCGTGCCGGGGTATAAACTTGTATCGAAACGCGCAACGCGTCAGTGGGCAGATGAGAGCAAAGCAGACGCTGCACTGGCGCAGCTTGGCATCCCTGAGAGCGAGCGCCGCAAGACCGAATTAATTAGCCCTGCTCAAGCTGAGAAGGTGCTAAAAAAGAGCAAGCTAGCACTGCCTGACGATCTTGTCATCGCAGTGTCGAGCGGCAGCACGTTAGCGCCGGAGAGCGATCCTCGGCCTGCCGTGCTTAACGTTGGGTTGCACTTAACTGCTGCCCTTTCTAAACTTCAGTAAGGAAATCGTGATGTCTAATCTAGTAGCTTTCAGTCAAGCAAATCTCCCATCTGTAGCAAGCCTTTCCACAGCACTGCGTGCGCTTGAGAAGGACGTCGGCCCGTCTGGCGTTGTTATTCTCAAGATGGACAAGACCGGCCATTGGGTCTTTGGTGCTGATCAGACCGAGATTGAAGATGGTTCGACTTGGGCAGTCAATCCTTTCTCGTTCGTCCACGGCTATATTGCGTGGGGCGACGGCGAGGTGTTGGCTGAGAAGATGGTATCGGTATCTGAGCCTTTGCCCAACATCGATGTCGCCCCGCCAGGCGCAAAGAAGGGTTGGGAAACCCAAGTCGGCATGTCGCTTAAGTGTCTCACAGGCGACGATGAGGGTATGGAAGCCCGCTACACCACCACGTCAGTCGGTGGTAAGCGCAGTGTACAAACGCTCGCGCTCGCAATCGCCGCGCAGGTTGAGAAGGATCAATCAAAGCCTGTGCCCGTCGTGAGGCTCAAGAAGGACCACTACACACACAAGTCTTATGGCAAGATATTCACGCCAGTATTTGAGGTTGTGGAGTGGGCAAGCATGGACGGTAAGACCGAGGAAGTGGATGCACCTGAGGAGGCTGACCCCGCCGCCGAAGATGCGCCACGTCGTCGTCGTCGCACGGCCTAACTTGCTTGGGGAGCCACGGTGTAACAGCCGTGGCTTTTTTTTCTTTATAAAAACACTGTAAGGAGTTGTTTTATGAGTATGCCTGAAGTTATTAAACGCACTATTTTGCAAGCCACTAAGTTGCTTGATGCAGCGGGTTGCAAATATAAA